CATGAACATCAAGCTTATTCTGCAACATATGATACAACTTTGTCTCTACGGGACTACCCTTAATATGCACAATAGTCATCTTATTCTTTTGCCCCTGCCGATCAATACGAGCATTAGCTTGCAAGTAGGTTTCAATAGATGTTACCGGTGCATACCAAATAATGGTATCTGCTGCTGTTAGTGTGACTCCGTGTGAAGCCGCTTGAGGTTGTATGAGAAGTACACGTGGTTCGGTTTCTTCTTGAAATTTCTTGAAAATTTCAGTTCGTTTATTTACGGGAACAGCCCCATTTATAACCTCGCAGGTAATACCTACCCCTCTCAAATGCGCACTGAGTAGTTCTATTGTATGCGTGAATGGCACAAAGACAAGCACTTTGTGACTAGCTTCTTCGATAACTTCCTCGATAACTCGTAGGCGATTAGACACGTCAAATTCAACAACAGCACCAGTGTCAGAATAGACAGCCCCACCAGAAATTTGAAGGAGTTTATTAAGGTTAATAGCAGCATTAACGGTACTGACTTCTTCCCCGTCTGCAACCATGAGCATTTCTTTTTTGAGGAGTTTATAATATTTCTCCTGTTGCGGAGTAAGGGGGGCGTCCCTGAAAACATGTGTCACCTCTGGTAGGTCTAGGCAATCTTTCTTTTCAAATCTGATTGCGGGTTGGAGTGCATTAAATACAGTTTGCTGAGCGTCAGGTTTAGGTAGCCATCGGTACTTGCTAACATTAACCATAGTCTGATCTCTGAACGAGCCAAAGAATCTAGGCACATTGTCGGGCACGCACATCTTAGCCAAGCCAAACGCATCAGTAGGACTTTGTGCTGCTGGTGTACCAGTCATCATCCATAGCCAGGTACGTGGGGTTATGATATGGTTAAGGGTTTTCCAACGCTGGGTGCTTATAGTCTTATACGCATTAGCTTCGTCAATAATAATTAAATCAAAATTGTTTCTTGCAATATCGTCGGCTACGATTTCAACGCCGTCATAATTAATAATTACAAACTGTGCATCGCTATCAATAATAGCTTTACGTTTTAGCCTATCGCCATAAGCTACAGCAACTTTACGATGCATAACAAACTTAAATAAATCTGCTTGCCAAGCTGACTGCATAATAGATAGCGGGCAGATAATAAGCACACGACCAATACGGTTTGTTTCCATTAAATAATCTGCTGCCCATATAGCAGATGCTGTCTTACCAGTACCTTGTTCATTAAAACAAAATGCACGTTGATTTAGCGTTAAAAAACTGGCTGTTTCTTTTTGGTGAGCCATAGGTTTAAATAGCCCAGGCCACTTGTATTCTTTGTTAATAGGCGAAGGTATGTTTTTTATCTTCAGCTTATTAAGGGTTTGTGCTTCTTCTAAACCCCAATGAATGGCAACCTTGTGCAGGTCACCATCCGTATCAATTACTTCACTTTTAGGTATGCATTCAGTTATTAAGTTTGGTCTACGGGTAGTTATTACAATGGCTTTGTTATCTACTATTTCCATTTTTAGGTTTGTTCCGTTTTACTGTATGGTCTGAATTACGAGAATACGATCGGTTTGCACTAGCTGCTTCTACTCTAAGATTGGACTTAACTGTTTTGCCACCTTTAGATAACGGTGTTTTATGGTCGACATCTTTGCCGTCTCCTTTGTGAGCCAGCCCAGCTTTTTCCATAATACGGCGAGCTTTATTACGCTCGGCACGTTTCTTTTTAACTGCTGGCGTACCGTCATACATTTCATATTCATGTTTGTACGGTCTTGGCTTGTTCACATAGGGCATATCGGTCTCCTTCTTTGCGGAAATAGTAGACCGAACCATCGGTCAATACTATATATTTTATTCCACTTTGGGGGTCGTCACCAAGCATATCCTTTAAAATACCCTCGATTTCGGCTTTATTAGGGGGGTCAGAGTTAACCCAACCAGCAAATGGAATAGGCTCGTTCATTTAATCCTCTTAGCTATTTCACGGTTTACGTACCAGACTGCCTTGCGTAGATCTTCTACATCATTGCCTTTTTCATCAGCACGCCATATGTATTTCATGGCATTACCTAGATTGAACCCCATATGTTCAGTAATCTGAATACATTCAACCCCGCTTGGATGGCTGGTGTAATGCTTGGGATGATTAACCATATCATGCTTTTGGTTAGTTTCGGGATAACACATAAGGCACTTTTGTCCTCTAGGAAAAGCCCTACTATGTTCCGTACAAAACTCTAGGTCATTAGTCGCCATAATTAAACTCTTGGTAAGTAACCGCTAAATACATATGACCCAGTATGGGATAACTGCGCCCACGGAGCCGCCCAAATTCTATAGCCTGCTTCTCTAGCAATCTTGCAGAAGTGATAATCTTCCGACAACAAACGATTACCCGAAGTAGTATCAATGCTGGTAGCAAAGTATTCTTTAATTACTTTTTTCTGTGTTTGGTCATCGGTAACTGCAAACATATCGTTAATATACTCAGGTACCTTATCTGCTAAGCCTTCAAGTACTTCACGTTTAATTAACATAAATCCTGTACCACCATTTGCAATTTCAACAACGTCGGAAATGTTTGCCGCAATTTCTTTTTCATAGTTAACAGCATTAACTACAAAGATACCTGTATGATCTTTAAGTTTTTCTGTAGGAACACCTGCTTTAACCGCAGCTTCTACTTGAACCCAGTTAATTTCTTTTTTAGGATACATACCGCAAATAATATCTTTGTCGGCGTGAACCATAGGAATAATATCTTGTGGGTTAAATCCAATATCTGCATCAATAAACATTAGATGTGTGCAATCAGTATTCATAAAGTCATGAGCTAGATTATTGCGGGCACGAGTAATTAAAGATTCATTCATCATATGGGCATACTGCATACCAATCCCTGCGCTACCAAGCGCACCAGGCATGAGAAGCATACCTAATGTATATGATCCGTTACATAACCCACCATACATGGGGGTGGCAATAAATAAAGATTTATTATTTCCCATATAATTCATTTCCTTTTAAATAAAATTGCTCTTGGTTTGGCTTTGTCATGCGGTAGTTTACTGTATGCAAATCCGTGCAGCCAAAGTTAGGGTATCGACTACTGGCTTCTTTATATAGATTTTTATCACCGTCATATGTACGAACTAAGTCAAACATTTTATGGGCTATCTGACTAATCACACAATTCTTGAATAAATAACAGTTCATATCCACAAAGCATCCGCTACCCACATGGTAGCTAGGGGTTTTCCCTAAGCTATCGCAGTTATCATCAAATAAAAAATTGCCTTCTTTGTCTACAATACGGCGCAATGAATAACACCAATCCCAGTTATTATTTTCTAGTGCTTTAACCATAGACGGTATATGCTCAGGCTCAAACCAGTTATCTTCATCCAAGAACATAATGTAGTCGGCATTAGTTAGCAAAGGTAGAGCTGCATTGATACGATAGCCATTAAAGAACCCTGTATAGGGTAAACCATTAAAGCCTTGTGTTGGTGTGCCAGTATTCTCAGGAAGAACAATTAGCTTTTGATTATATGGGTGGGCTTGAATCATACTTACTGCTCTTTGTGCATAAGCAACACCATCAACTACAATCCAATGCTCGGCATCCATACCTACGCTGTGCATAGCCTGTGGCAAATAGTCAGTAGCAATAGTCGGCGTTATAACTGCTAAGCGTTTCATTTCTTTTGCACCGCCAGTTGGTAGTTAGAAAACACTAAATCATATTGACCTTCAAAGGCTGATAAAAAAGCATCGATACCTTTTTTAGTGTCTTCGTGTGGATACTGGTAATCATCAAAGAGCATTACACCGCCTACTTTTAATATCCCCCATGCCATACAAGCATCAGTAAGAGCGACATCAGGAGCGTGGCTACCGTCCACATAAATAAAGTCAAACGCATATCCAAACCCAATCATTTCGGCTAATGCTTCATACGATTCCATACGCATCAAAGATACTGTTTGCCCTGATGTTCTTTTAGCTAAGTTGGTATTACTCCAAAACCTAGTCTCAACCGCTTGGAAGTCTATGCCACCATGTTCAACGCTACCGCTAAACGGGTCAACACAAACAATGCTACCTTTATCTGATAACCCATTTTGTAATAGCCAGCAAGTAGCACGGCCCTCAAAAGCACCTATTTCTAAAAATAATTTCTTTTCAGGCAATCGTGCCATGCAAGATTCAAAGTTACCGATGTTGTGGCTAAACCAATCTTCTGTAAAGTTCAAAATAATGCCTCCTCAAATTCAAATTTAGGTTTTTCTACGGCTGTTCTTTTGTAACTCCAGCCATTCCTTAGTGATACTACTGCGAGTGCTTCTTCCTTTCGACTTACCGTACGCATTAACTCGCCTGATTCGTCGAAAAGTTGGTATAGCGTTCCACACTTCATATGGTTTTATCCCTGGCTTTTTGTTTGGTAGTCGGCGAAGTACGTCATCAATAATTTCTATAAACAGTTGACGACTGATCCGCATATTGTGCAATTAGTAATAGAGCCATCAGGTTTAACGATAGTAACAATGTCGCAGGCAAATACGCATTGCGAAAGCACTAGGGCTACAAGTAACACCGCCAATAAAATATATCCTTTAGTCATTCTTTTTTCTCCTTGATTTAACCGCAACGATTCCTACTTCTTGTTCGGGTTCAGCTTTGCGTGCTTCAAGCATGGCATCTGCGGTTTGATATGCAAGAAATGTTAGTTTTTCCATTTGTTGTGGTTCGTAAATCCCCTTAATATCATGCAGTAAGCCGTTCAAAGCAAACATCGCAAAGCAATCCCTTAAATCATTCTCGTTCATTTCCAATGCCCTTTTTCATTATGTTCGCAGTCTTTTACTGGGCAGAACTTCCTGCAAGTAAAGTTAGGCTTAGCATTCCATACATCATTAGCATGAGCCGCTTCCATTTTGTCTATTTCCTGCAACCAAGTAATCCATTTCTGTGGTGCTTCTTCTTTACTATATTTAGCCTTGACGAATTCCTCGCACACCACAAACGCCAAACCTGCTTTAACACGCTCAACCTGCGGGAAGTGTTTAAATACACATAGCGCCATAAGCTCAAGTTGTTTAGTGTCGGCGTATTGCGCAGACTTACCTGT